GAATCGAAGCCCGGCTTTCCCGCCGGCGTCGGCGAAGAGGATGCCGCCATAGGATTCGCGGCTGATCGGACGGCCGTTCGCGTTGACGAGACCATCGATCGGCTCGCGCACGTACATGCTGGTGCGGCGCACCATGGCACGGACGCGTGCAAGGGCCTTCTTGTTGCCGACCACGATGGTCGGCGTGCCGTCGAGCAGGTCGAGGAACTCGTCGAGTGTGTCGATGGCCTTGTTGCCCTTCTCTCCTTCGAGGTCGGTCCAGTCGTAGGTGCCGGAGGCGGGCTTCAGCTCGGTGCTTGAGCCAGTGAGCGCCTTGTCCAGGCCGTCGAAGGCCTTATCGTTCACGCCAACGTCGCCGTTGATCACGGTATCCTGGAACAGGGTTATCGCGGCCTTCACCTTGTCGTTGATGTTGCGTGTCACCTCGTCGGATCCCTTCGGACCGATGTTCGCGAGGATTCGGTCGATCTCGAAGGCGCCGCCGAGTACGGCGAGTGTGGTGCTGTACTTCTTGGTCGTGGTGGTGCTCGGCGAGTATTCCGTGTTGATGGCGCGGAATTCGGCGGTGGGTTGGGTCTCCTGTCGACGGTAGGAGTAGTCGAGCGTCGCGCCGCCTCCGGCGGGGTTCACGGCATCATCGAAGATGAGGGAATCGAGGATGACGCTGGACTTTCGGAATTCGTCGATAACGAAAGGGTCGTAGTCTTCGAGGACGTTGTTCTTCGCCTCTGCGAGAGTGACAGCCATAAGGTTGTCTCCTTCCTAAAAAATCGGTTACTTGTAATATGCGGAAATCGCTTCGGAGAGACTGTGCGGCTTCGGGTCGCCGCCCTTGCCCTGACTCGGGTCGGGCTTGACGTTCGTGTTGTTCTGCACGCTGACGAGCTTCAGCAGGCTGTCCGCGTCGGATTCCAGCTCTTCGCGAGTGGATCCCTGCAGTCGTTCCGCCAATGCCTTCGGCAATTGCTTGTCGACGGCGACCTCGTATCGCAGTGCCTTCGCGGCATTGCTGGTGTTGGACTTCTCCAGGCTGGCGATCCTCTCGCTGGCCTTTTCCGCGTCGGTCTTGTCGCGATCCTCGAACTCTTTGATTCTGGCGTTCGCGTCGGCGAGCTGTTCGCGCAGCGACTTGTTGGCCCGGCGTTCGTTCTTGAGCGCGGTCAGGCCGTGTTCGCCGAGCTTCTCGTCGCCCTCGCCGCCGGTATTCGCCTGCGGGTCGGATTGCGGCGGCTCCGATTGCGGCGGCTCCGATTGCGGCGGCTCTCCGCCGCCCGGCTCGGAACCGGTCTCGATGGTGCGGATGCGGATGAGATTCCACCATTTCCTATGCATTGTTTTCTCCTTGTGGTTTCCTTGGCCGGCACATCGCGTGCCGGCGCCGACACCATCGCGATGCCGGTGAAAAAATTCGATCTCGGCTAGAGGATCCAGCCGTACTTGTAGAGCATGCTCAAAGCCTTCGCATGATCGTCGCCGCAGCGTGCGTAAATCGTCTCTGGCATGAGACGCGGCCTGTCGATCTTCGTGTACCGGCCGCCGTTCTTGACGAATTCCCTGGCATACCCGGAGTCGATCATGCGTGACGCTGCGAGGCCGTGGCGCGTGGTGCCCTCGGTCGTGTACTTGATGTTCCGCCCGTCGATCTGGGCGGTGCGGATGCCGCGTTGGGCGTTAACCAGCTGGTTGAGGTCGGCTCCGTCCGTGTAGGCTCGGGCGTTGGCCCTTCCACCAAGGACTTTGGCGAGCTGGCCTTCGTCCAGTGAATCAAGGTATTCGCTCGGACTGGTGCATGCGTTTGCCGGTGCTTTCAGGCCGGTGTAGACGGCGATGCAGTCGCAGCGCGGATGCCTTTCGAAAGGCGTCTTGCCGCAGGGCTGCCCGGCGAGGATGACGCATCTGCCGCAGCTTGGCGGTGTCAGGCCGCGCACGTAGGTGGATTGGTAGCAGATGCCGCGGGCGGTCATGCTCGTGGCCGACCGGTGAGTGTCCGCCAGCATGGTGCGCGTCCTGAGCACCAGGGTCACGCCTATGCGGTCCATGGCCACGTCCACCGGTGCGCCGTTCACTACGGCCTTCTTGCCGACGGTGACCGCAGTCCACATCGTGTCCACGGTGTTCATGCCGTTGCCGTTCACGCCGACCCACTGCCATGGATCCGGCCTGTACTCCGGGTGCGCCGCCAGCACTCCGAATGATTCCATGATCTTCGGAGTGGATTCGATCGCGTCCTTGGCGATCCGGTACTGCGCCGTATCCAATGCCCTGAAAAGATCGGGCATCATGTCGGCGAATGCGAGGTCGAAGTCTGGTTGCGCGTGCTTATGCCACAGTCTGAGCACCGTCGCGGCCAGCCGGTTGCTTCGACTGCGCAGCAGACGGTTCTGCGCCGTCGCCTCCTGTGGAAGCGTCTGCCCCGCCATCGTTGCCATAGTCCACGTCCTTCATGAATTGGCCATAGGATTCGCTGATCTGCTTGGCGAAGTACTCGCGCTCCTTGTCCTTGCGGGCCTCGCTCCAGCCAAGCTCGTCCCATGCCCCCTCGCGGGAAAGGATGCCGGACGCCATGAGCTTCGTGATCGCATCCGCACGCTGCGCGTAGGTAGGCGTGTTCGGATCCTCCCAGTCGCAGCGCACCAGGTTCGCGTTAATGTCGTCGCTGGTGGCGAGCTTGTGCGCCACGGCCATGACCTGCGACCACGCATCGCCGTCGACGGCGTTCTTCAGCTCGACGTTCTTCACCAGTCTCAGCTCGTCGGCGCGGATGGCTCCCTCGGCTGCTGGATTGGCTGTGTTCATTCCGAAATAACGCATCGGAAGACCGGTGATGGCGCTCATCTGCTCGCTCAGCAGGTCGATGACCGTCTTGAAGTTCGACAGGTCGGATGCCATGAACTGGCCGAATTTCGCGTTTGCGTTCTTGGAGGTGAGCATCGAGTTGAAATAGGTCTTTATCGCCGATGCCGGCTGTCCGGTCTTCGCGTCGATGAAGTCGTTGTGTGTGACGCCGATCGCCCATTTGCCTGGCACCGCGTGAGTTTCCATGGCGATCTGCAGGTCGAGGATGGCGCGTGCGGCCATGTCTGTCGGCCGCACCACGTCGGCCATCTCGCTCTCGCCAAGGAAGTCGCCGGCGCGCGGACGGTTGAGGAACTGCACAACAGGTACGACGCCGAGGTGGTGGTCGTCGCGGCCGGTCATGACCCACTTGCCGTGCTGTCTCTCTAGCCAGAGCGTGTATTCGGGCGTGTACAGTGTCGCGTAGTCCGGCGTCCCGTTCTCCCAAGGGTCGAAATAGACGCGGAGCGCTGATTCGACGGTTCTCGTACGCGGGTCGATGCGCGCGATCATGTTCCTGGATGATTCGACGGTGATCAGTGGATGCCGTCTGTCCTTCGGATTCGCGCCGACGCATACGAAGCCGTGGCCCTGCACGCGTGTCTCTGTGTGCAAAAGCACCTGCTGCGATTCCATGTTGTTGTATTCCCAAAGCTCGCGCAGCTCGTTTGACACCATGTCGTCATCCGGTATGGAGAAGGATTTGACCTGCTGGCGCTGCACGACGCTATCGACCACGATGCGCGGCCAATTCAGCGGAAAAACGAACGAGCGGAGCTCGGCTGGCACGGCGATGCCGATGCTCTGGATGACCTGTTGTCCGCGATAATAATCATCCCACTGTCTATGATGCTTGCGCAGTCGTGCAAGCCTGTAGGTGAGGCTCCTGATGAGCTTCGCGTCATCGTCGGAAAGCCTCGATGCCTGTATCAGCTCCACAACAGCCTCCTTACCAGCCGTACACCATGACCGGCGAGCCTCCTGCGCTCCAGCCGAGCGCCCTCATATCGGACGCCGCCTCGTGCGCGAGGATGTCGGCCATGGTTATATCGATCTTCTGATTCTCGCTCGGCTTGCCGAGCACGTACTTGTCGCCTGGCTTGGCGATCCGTCGCGCCGCCATCATGTGCAGTTTCGCCACCGGGTCGTCGCTGTGGGTCGTGGTGCCGTCCGTCGTGTCCGTCATGAAACGGGTGAGCGCATCGTACATGCGGCCGGTACGGTTCGTTGGCCACTGCACCACCACATCCTCGCCGAAACGAACACTCCAATCATCGATAAGCGACTCCCACAAATGAGGGTCGCAGTAGAATCGCTTGACCTTGAAATGATTGAACAGGTCGGAAACGGCGGCATCGACCTCGCTGCGTGGGATACGTCCCTCCCATTCGACCGGATTCCAATACGTCGGCCGCCTGTCCACGCCGTAGACGGGTGTGAACCGGTAGCCGCCCACGGTCTCGGCGCGAATCGCCGACCAGTCGCCGGACTGGGAACCGTCGAAGCCGAGGCATATCTCGGTATCGTCGGCCGGATACGGGCGCTCGTCGATGCCGTCATCGTAGAGGGCTTCGGGCATGTAGGAGCCGAGGCCCTGCACGAGCTCGCAGCCGAAGAAACGGCGCGCCTGCGCCGGGTCACGCGGCAACAGTTCCTCGCATGTCGCCTCAATCGCGTCCAGGTTCACCCACGGCGAACCCCTGTACACGAATTCGAGAATCTTCCGCCGATCATCCTTGTCGGTGAAATCGAGTTTCGGATCATGCCGGGGGAAGAACTTCATGATGTCCGTCGCCGGTGACTCGTAGGTTGCCTGCCCGAAGCTCGCGTCCATGGGGTCCCACGGGTTCGTGAGCTCCAGCATGCGCCCGTCCATGCCGGTGACGCCACGGAGCACGGTGTCTGCGACCTCGAACATGCCGGAGCGCTTCGTGTACACGCCGGACTCGTCGCACAGGGCGAAGTTCACGGGATTGCCCAGCTTCGAACGGGCGGAGGCGGTCACGGGGTCGATGCGCCCGCCGTTGGGCAGGCGGATGAAGCCCTCGCACACCTTCATCAGGTCGTCCAGATGGCCGTTGCGCACCATGGTCTGCAAAGGCCGGTACACGTTCGCGGTCTGCTCCTCGCTGTTGGCGAGCAGCTGCACCAACGCGGTGCGCCTGGGCATGCCCATCGGATCTCCCGGACGGTACTCGTAGGAGAAGCCGCACCCACATCCCCAGTCCTCGCAGCGGAACTCCTCGCCGCCTTCGGCCCAGCCGCAAAACACGCAGGGGCCCACGGCCTCGAAACAGGCCACGGCAGCGCCGAACGGCGACTTACCCAGCTTCTGGCCGCCGACGATCTGGCCGCGACGCCATTGGAACGCGCCGCCCTGCAACGGACGCGACGCATTGAACCGCGTACCGGCCTTGACGGTGTAGAAGTCCACCGCGTTCGCCAACTGCCAGCCCACGAGGCTGAACGGCTTGTTGAGGTCATAGCCGGAAGGCACCACGCAGTGGGCGCGAGTCCATGCGGCCATCAGGAAGCCCAGCGAGGCTGGAGGCTGCCTACGTTCCGCCATACGACACCTCGCTTATTCCTGCATCGACTGCCATTCGTCGCGCGGATCAGGGAAATCGACTATCTTCGCGCTCTTCCTATGCGGCTGGGGTTTCTCGTCGGCCACGATGCGCCAACCGTTCAGCCGCAGCCCCTGAGGGGTGAGCCCGATGGAATCCGCGTAGCGGCACAGGGTCGTCCGGTCGGCGGCCTTCGCGTCGGAAGACTCGCACAGCACGTACTGGCGGACGTAGAGGGCCACCATGTGCTGCAGGTACTTGTACTGCGGGCGGCTCCACGCATACCCCTGCGGGTAGCGCCACAATTCGTTCCACACGTCACGCTCGCGCTCGTTCCACTGCGCCGAAGCCGCGTCGTCGGGCTCGCGATGGAAGCCGTCGTCGTCCTTGAACGTGAACCAGACGACGTACCGCGGCAGCGGGAACTTCGGGTGAGGCCGCCTGTAGCCGTTCGCGGGCAGAGCGAACAGGCCGGCGGCGCGCTGCTGGAACGCCTCGGACGAAGGGTCGGGCATCCTGCCCGCCTTCGCGCGGGCACCACCGCTGGGCATGGCCAATCACCTCTTCTTTCGACGTGTAGGCATCGGCGTCACGCCCATATTCCTCGCTACGTCCCGCTCGTTCGGCTCCTGTTGGAGCGTAAACAGACGGTCGCGGGCCGCCCTCATCTGTCCTGTTCCGCGTAGTATCTACGATTCGCCGCCTCCCAAACCTCTTGGCTGCGGTTCGGGGAGGGTCGGTCCTTGTCTCGGGCCAATCTCTGTCTGAAATGTTTGAAACGCAAAAACTTGCGAGTCCCCTCACCGGCGGTCTTGGCGGGGTTCGGCGGGGTTCCATCCCCACCCCGTCGCCGTTAGTTTTCCGGCGGGGGTGTTGGTTCCTGTTTGTTCCAGTGTTCGCGCATGCGGTTGCTGTTGGCTGCTCCCGCTTTGCGGTTGCAGCTCGCGTGTTCGGGTCCGTTGTATCCGTCGCGCCGGTCGTTATGCCCGAGGTCCCATGCTTGGCCGCGGGTAACGGGCAGGTGGCAGCGGGGGCAGAGTGGCGCGGCCCCGTTGTCGATGGCCGCTTGCCATCGGGCGCGGAGCCGCTTGTGTGGGGCGCCATACCCCCGTTGGGTGGCGGTGCCCCTCTCCCTCTCGTGGGCCCTGCCGTGTTCGGCGCAGTAGCGTTTGCCTGCGGGTATGAGCTGTGGGCAGTGGGTGTATGAGCATCTGCGTAGTGCCATTTGTTGTTTGCCTGGTCCTGCGTGTCGTGTGTCCCCGGCTTGCATATCTATAGTTATTGTGTTACTATAGATATGTCAGCAGAAAGGAGGTCCGATGAATCCAAAGGATTGGTTCGATGTCATCAACGGCATCATCGCCAACGTCCTCGCCGCGATAGCCATAATCATCGCAATCAGACGAAGACCGAAGCACAAGAAGTAAAACAGGTTCCGGCTAACCCTACTAGCCGGAACCTCCCCGCCAATCCTATCTCATCGGAAACACATCATGAGAACATCACTGATTTTCGGAATCGTGGCCCTGACGTTCGGAGCCATGGCCTTGGGCGGCGCGCTATCCGACAGCCCGATAGTATCTGGCAGCTTCGGTCTCGCGGCCGGAATCATGGGCCTTGCGGCCGGAATCATCAACGGCAAGGAAGGCAACAATGACGACTGAATACCTCGGCGTCAAGCAGGTCGCAGAACGCCTTGGCATCACCAGTGGCGGCTTGCTCAACCTCAAGCTCCCTGAGCCCGACGCCACGATAGGGCGCACGCGCGGCTGGTTGCCTGAGACCATCGATGAATGGAACGCTGAACGTCCGGGACGTGGTGTCGGAGGGGGGAGACCACGCAAAAACAAAGCATAGATACGCGAAAACCCAGCCACATGAGCTGGGTTTTTCGACACTAATCCACTGACATTATGCGGTCACAGTTAGCTCTTTGTCAAGTCCGCCACTGATGACGAGCCGGTAGACGCTGCTGTATGAAATGCCTTGGGGCGTGACATCAAGCTTGCCTCGGGATTTCCACACGGTGAGCGTATGCCTTTTGACGGTGATTCCCGCGTCCGTGAACACCTTGGCTATCTCAGCCGCAGACCCGCGCCTGGAATCATCCCAACACAACGTCTTGAGCCTACGCAGTTTAACCGTCTGCGCTCGCTGTTCCCTCCCGCAGACCGGGCATGCCACCCACTGGTCTGCTGCCCCAGCGGTGAGCATGGTCTCGCATAGTTCGCAGGTTCCTATCTCGCGGCGTTGCTCCGGCGGGTCCAGCGCAGCATCGACTTTGCGGGCGATGCCGTCAACGACGTGCATGTAGAAGCCCGCGTCCGCGAACGTGGCGAGCCTGGGGTGGCCTGCGCATGCGATGAGCGTGGCCTTCAGATCCTCGTTGCGTTTGTCTTTGCGCCAGTCCAAGGCGTCGATGCCGTCGAGGCAACGCCATAGTTCACGGGCCGTGGCGTCGAGCATGTCGATCAGGTCGAGCACGTCGAGCCTGATTGGAGTCGGGGGAGTGGCGGTCTGGATTCGCGTGGGCGAATGCCCGCCCGGATGCAGGGTCGCGTCCAACGAGTCATGCAACGGCGTGACGTCGCGCGCCAGTCGCAGGAGCGTGCCGGCGAAACGCAGTTCGCACGTCTCGCACAGTGAATATCCCCCTTCGGTTATCGTTTTGCAGTTCTGGCAGTTCACGTTGGCCCCTTCCGGCTGGTCGGCTAGAATAATGTTTGCTTCTCATCGCCCTGGCCGACCTTGTTGGTTGGGGTTTTCTCATGTTTGAGCTGGCTGTATGGCATATTCCAGATGCGTTTGAATTCGGCTATCTCCTGTTTCGATAGTTTCGGCCCGCCCCACGGTTTGCCCGGCGGACGGTCTCTTTTCGGCGGCGTGAACGGTTTGACGCTCACCCGAGCCAAATGGCATGTATGCCCGGCGAGGTATTGGCCATCCGGCCTGATGCCCGCGCTCCCGCTCACGCTGCGCAACAACGGATAGCCGACTGATGGCAGCCATATGACGCGGGTCAACGGCCGGCCGAGGATTATCGCCACGGTCAGGTCGTCACCCGCCACACACCCGTAATCCCACGACTCCCACACGGTTTCCCGATCCTCGATGACGTACAGGCCGCACCCCTCGCAGACGGTGACAACGAGGGGACTCGTTTTCGGGATGAACGCGCGAAGCCATGCTGGTTTGCGTTCACGGGCGCGTGGCCTGCTCACTCCTCCATTGCCTTTCTTCTTGCCGCGTCGAACGCGATTCTGATGATGTTCTCCATCCACGTGCCGGGGAGCGTGATGAACTTTCGGGTTTCGGCCATGGCGGCGGCAATCTCCTCTTCGGTGATTCCGCGTGACGCTCCGGCCTTGTATCCTCGTCCCCACGCCCACTGCAGGCCACTGTCGATGTACGACGGGTCACGCTGCTTCTGTGCCTCGATTTCACTGCTGATGATGCTCATTCGTTTCCTCCGTTTCGTTGTTGATTGCAGTTTCGATTCGTATGCACAGGTCGAGCGCTTCCCGCCAGCCGGCCTGGTAGCCGAGCACATACGCCTCTGCCGGCGACTCGCTGCCCAATCCCGCTGAGGCCAGTGCGCTGAGCGCCCGTTGAATCACGTCAATCGGTCCGGCCATGGGTCAGTCCTCCCATTTGATGTCCTGGATTTCATGCAGCACCGCTTCGCAGGCGGTGATGAGTACGCTGAGCATACGGCGGCCGTGATGTCCTCTCCGGTCAAGGTTGAACAGGACGGGATGGCCTTGACTCCACTGGTCGATGCCGATGGAGGCGATTGGGATGGTTTCGACCAGATTGGTGTCAGCATCCTCACAGCGGTATTGGATGGTGACGGATTCTTTCATGCTTCCTCGCTTTCAGTCGTGTAACAGTTCGCGTCGAGCCAGTCGGCGATGACGCGGAAGTCCTTGGCCCATTGGATGCGGTTTTCCCGCTCCCGCTCGTCCTTGGGAACTGGTTTCGGCTCATTGAGGTTGAGTAGTCCGTATTCGGGTTTCTTCAGATAGTGGCAGCGGGCGCGTCCGCGTCCCTTGCCGGCTTGCTTGTAGTTGATGAGCTGGAGTATGTGCAGCATCTCCAACGCCTTGGTCGGATCGAAGTTCGGGGTCTCAGAATCCGCATCGAAGCGCTTTCGAAGCTCGGGCGTGGTTCCCTCTCCATTGCCAAGCTCCCATGCGGTCGTTTCGATCTGCTCCCTGAATGTGAGTGCCATCTTCCGGTCTCCTTTCTGACGTTTTCTTGATTGGGAACAACTAGTGTCGTTGACGTGCTTTTTTTGCTGTTCCGGAGGGCCGAGTCGCAGTTGTTCCCGCACCCACCCACACACGTAGTGTGGGTGGGGAGTGCTGGGAACAGCTGGACATCGCTACTCCAGTTGTTCCGGGAACAACTCGGAACAACTGGGAACAACGGGAACAACTAGATTTCGAGATGGTTTTCCTTATCCAATTCGCTCGCCTCCTCCCTGCTCATACGGTCCACGAAAGCGTCCGATTTCGGGTCGTCCATCTGCCGGTATGGTCTGACGCTGGCGTAGATGTTCCGGTTGTTCCGTCCGGAGCGGCTGCTGATCCACTCGCCCTCGAGCAGCCGGTTGATGGCGGTGAGCACCGTGGTCTTCCGGGCGCTTGACCCGTCGTCCTTCAGCAGTTCGATGATCTCGGTCTGGTTCGGCTCCTCGGGCGCGTTCTCGATGATCCGGCTGACCTTCTCCATGAGCCCGGTGGGCCGTTCGATACCACGCTGTCGTGTGGTTTCGTCGCTGGGCATCATGTTTGGTCGTGCGATGGTGACGCGCATGAGTTTCGGGTCAGTGCTGTTGATTTCGATGCGTGCGGCTTCGCGCAGGTGCGAGCCATTCGAACTCCAACTGACGGCGCAATGCTCCTCGATCTCCGAGATTCGGTCTTTGCCTGATTTGATGACGATGGTGCCTTTCACGCCCTTGCCGACAGGTTTGGTCATGTCCACCGAGTAGCTGATGCCGTCGATGAGTGCGAGTTTCTGCATGCTGCCGCCGGCGTAGCGTCCCCGGTTGTCCTTGCTTTTGACGACGTGGTCGATGAGTACGACCGCTGGCCCGCATGCCGAGATGAGTCGGGGCATGGTGTTGTACCAGGCTGCGATGTCGTCGCCGCTGTTGCTGTCGAGGCCCGCGTAGGCGAGGCAGCTGGTGACGCCGTCGATGATGGCGAGCGTGGCGGTATCGGCGTAGTCGAGGGTTTCGCGCCAGCCGCCGAGGCTGGTGGGGCTGCTGGGCTTCGCGGACGGGCGCACGTAGTGCAGGTGACCGATGATCTGTTCGCCGGATACGCCGAGCAGCAGGAGGCGTTTGACCACGTTGCGTGCGGAATCCTCGTAGTCGATGTAGATGACGTCACGGTCTGCCTTCAATTCCTGCGCGGTGGCGATTTGGGCGATCATGCTTTTGCCGCAGCCGGGTTCGCCGTGCAGGTCGTTGACCGCGCCACGGTAGAAGAGTCCTTGGCCGTCCTCGCGTTGGAACACGGTTGGCGTGGGCGGCAGTTCAATGTCGGAAGCGAGCTGGGTGAGGTCTTCGAACTGCCAGCTGGAGAAGGCGTTTTTACTTGCCTCGTGACTTTCCATTGAACCGTTTTGAACCGGCGCGACGGGTGTTGAACCGGCTTGAACCGGCATTGTTCCAGTGTTTTGAACTGCTTCCGGGTGACTTTCCTCCATTTGACTCGCAGCCGCGTTTTGGGTGAGTTCGTCGAACTCGCCGGGCGTCATGCGTTCGATTTTCGACTGCTCGCACGGATCCACATGCGATTGCACGCCGTTGACCTTCTCCATCGCGCCACTGAGAATGCTGGCCCATTCGCGTGCCGCCTCACGCTCCTTGCCTTGACGGTCGGGGGCCACCTCGGCGATGAACCGTGGCTTCAATTGGTTGATGGCGTCGAGAGCCCCCCGGTGTCCCTCCTGCGCGAAGTTAACCAACGCCCAGACGGCCTGCAGCGTGGTGTCATGCCTTGAGCCTTTGCTTGCCGGGTTGGCGAGCGTCTTGTTGAGGAACGTGTTGACCGCCTTGCACATGCGGTCGTCGTATTCCCTTGAATACGAGGGAGTTAAAGTGGTCGAATTCGACACTCTGTCGGGTTTGCGCAGGTAGTCCACCCACTTCCATGGCAGTGTCGCCAAGTCGCCGATATGGGGGAGCGTGCCGGAGAATGCGCCGCTTGGCGTGTACCAGCAGTACATTTCGCCGCTCGGGTGGAACGACGGCCAGACCACGGAATACCGGTGGCCGGGCTGCAGGATGTCCACCCCCTCGATGGCGCCGCCCTTCCACGCGAGGCCTTCGGGCACCTTGTAGAACAGGTGGCGTGCCGGACTGTCGATGCCGTGCGCCGTGCTGCTCCACGTGGCCGGAAGCATGCCCAGTTCCTGAGAGAGTTCGCTGATGCCTTTCGCCCCGTCCGCCTTGACCTGATGGCCTTGTGCGGCGTCGATGTCCAACACCAATACGCCTTCGGGGATGACGATTCCCGTGTTCGCAGTCGGATCCGACTGCGACCAGAGTTGCATCTGCTCGTCGGTGACGGGTTTGCGGCTGCGTCCAGTGAAACCAGCGGGTGGCGGGGTCTTGCGGCCTTCCGGCAGGGGGATGACCTGCATCCAGCCGGCAGCACGGTACATGGGTGCGGCTGCAGCGTATCCGTAGATGTCGGTCATTCCTGGAACTCCTTTGACGTGATGTGAATATGTGTGGTGCCGTGCACGCCTTTGCATTCGTGCGGGCCGCTTGGATACGGCTACGGCGGTCGAGACTGGTATCAGTCCTTGTCGGAATCCTTGCTCTTGTGCCAGCCCAGGAGCACGAGTCTCACGCTCATGAGCTGGAGGCTTTCCGAGTCGACGTCACGGAAACCGTCCTGATCGGAGGCGAGGGAATCCATGTCTTTCATCAGCTCGATCCACTGGTTCTGCAGATGTTTCAGCAGTTCGTCCATTAGAATTCACCTGTTTCCGGCATCTGTTCGGAACCCCCGTGGTATTGGGGTTGAGCCTGGTCGGTGACGGCGGTGACCGCTTCGACCGGCACGCCCAACAGGGCGGCGATCTCCTGCGGCGGCTTACCCATGGCCTTCAGTTGGTTGACCTTCATCGGATCCACCTGTGGTTGGCCGAGCTGTACCGGCTGAGCGGGTTGCGCCTGTGCCGGCGGGTTCCATGGGTCGACCGGAGCCGGCGCATATCCCTGATTCGGGGCCTGCTGGGGCTGCTGTGGCGCGTACTGTTGCTGCGGGTATGTCGGCTGGGCTTGCTGCATGCCGGGCTGCTGGGGTTGGCTTCCGTTCACGAGACTGTTGACGCTGGAAGCGGGTTCGATGTGGAATTCGAACACTTTCGGCGGCTGGGGCGCGTCGCCCCGCTGGCCGAGACCCACGAACCGTTCCGTGATGGTGTCGCCCGGCTTCGGGATCTTCACGCCCGCCTGACGGCAGGCCTCGCGAAACGCCTTGAGCTGGATGCCCCAGCCTTTGATCCAGAGAGAACGGCGGCCGTCGTCGTCATCCACGCTCGGGTCGCGCAACTGGGTCTGGATGATGACGTGGATCTGCTCCTTCGGGCGTCCGTCGTTCCAGAAGGCGGGCTGCTTGGTCTGGAAGTCGTTGACCTGCGTGGTCTCGATTTTCTCGATGACGCCGGTCACCGAGTCTCCGGGCTGGCTGTTCGCGCCGAAGTACGCTTTGGCGCTGTTGCCGGCGAGCAGGTCGCCGAGCGAGCTTAACTGGGCGGGCTGTCGTTGGGGCTGCTGGTAGCCGTAACCCTGCTGCGGGTAACCGTACTGTGGTTGTGGTTGTCCGAACATTGTCGTGTTCCTTTCGTTGTTTTTACTTGGTGAATTGGTATTCGGATTCGATTAGGGGGATGAGTCGGAGCCACTTGTCGGGAACGTCCGGCCATGGCTTAGCGTCGAACTCGGGGAGCGCGCTCATGTCGGGCCAGACCCGGCCCTTGCAGGAGAAGCACTTGTCGGGGCCGGCCGCGGGCAACTGTCTGATCCAACTGTCGCGCACGTCGGGGCCCTCCGCCTGCTCCACGCAATCCATGAGGTTGACGAGCAGTTGGGCGCGGCTCAACGCCCATTTGCCGGGCTCCGGGTCGAACCTCGTCTCCCAGGGCAAAGCATCACCCAGACTGGTCTTGTTGCGAGGCAGGAAATAGATGCAGTTGCGTTCCACCCGTTCGCCCTCGTTCTGCAGGCCCATGCCGTAGAGCGAGGCCTGAACCCGGTACTGCTGCGAGGGGCCGTGGGCTTTAACCTTGGTGACGGTCGTGTTGCCGACCACCTTCCAATCGATGGTGCTGCGAGTCTTGCGGTCCCATAGGTCGATGCTGCCGGTCACGTCATAGCCGCCATGCAACCCCTGCAACCGGCCTACGGTGACCCGGTACTCCGAGCGCCACCGTTCCACGAGCTCGGTCACGTTGTCCTCGCCCGTATAGGGGAATTGGAACGCCGGCTCCCCGTTCAACTCCTGGAACATGGTTTCGAAATGCGCGTGCACGCAGGTGCCGATGAACGGCAGCCAGCCCGGCGAACGGCGTTCCGGCCAGCCCGCCAGCTTCGCCGCCAGGCAATGCACGCAATCCGTTCCCAGTTCTGACGGGCCTATCTCACGCTGCAGTTCGCGCGGAGCGTTGGCGATATCCGCTTCGATGAGCTGGCGGATCTCCGGCCACAGTTGCGGCTCCTCCATCGTGCCGATTTTGGTCTTCGGCGTGACGGGCGGCTTGCCCATATCGGGTGCCGTTTGGGTCATGGGCGGCACGTCGACCGGTATCGCGTCACCCTGCTGTTGGGCCTGGGCGACGGCGAGAATGGCATCATTCATGCTCATGGTTCTTCACCTCCTTGAGAAAGTCGTTGATCTGTTTCCTAATGTCCGCCAACGCGGTTCTGCTGAGCCGTGTAATGGCCACCGCCTCGTCCGAATTGTCGAAGCGCAGCGTGTAGGTGCGGTCGCCGTCCTTCGCGATGGTTACCGGTACGCTGCCGAAAGTCATCGAATGAATGGAATGACCGGTCTTGCCGCCCTGTTCCAATTCATGGGTGGCCTTGCGGATGCGTTTGGCGACCTCGAAGCCCAGATCGGCGATGCGCTCCGAACGGATGACGTACAGGTCGTCGGTCAGCTCGTTGCCGTTCTCGTCGTGCAGGTCGTAGTCGGCGATGGCGCTTTCCACGATCTGGGCGATGCCCAGGCTGGACAGTTCCGCGCTCATGAGACCACCACCATAGGCTTGCCGCTCATCGCGTAATCGGCCACCGCGTCCGCCGACAGCAGCTTCTCCAACTGGCTGAGCGGGCGCGGCCGCAACTGGTAGGCTCCGGGATACTTGGTGGCCGGGTAGGCTTTTTCGAACGTGCCGGCGTTGATGCGGCGCGCGCCCGGCTTGACCTGCACCTTCAGGTTGCCGGCCTGGTAGGTGCCGACCGGATGCGAGTCGAGAATCAGGGATTTGAGATTGTCGATTTCCTCCTGTCGGCTGGCGATCTCGGCCTGCAATTCGACGATGCGCGCCGCCTGCGCGGCGAACAGGCCCTGGCGCAACCCCTCGTCGGGATTCTTGGTTTCGACTTCCTTGAAATCGGGGGGCAATACTTCATTCGCAGTCATTTGATTTGCCTTTCACGATGATCTGGGCGTGGGTGGGATACCACGCCGTCTGATGTTTGGTCTGATTCGTATGCCGGTTGCAGCAGGTGACCGCCTCGTCCAGGCCGGTGGGCCTGCCGAGCGGCCCGCATGTCCTGCAACGCGGCATATAGAGACGCCGGTCAGGCATCATGCTTGTCCTTGCTTGTTCGGTTCCCATTCCGGGAGCGGTTTGATACGGATATAGAGATGTGGCTCGTACTCATGCCCGCAACACGTGTACGGATCACCGCTCTTGCGTTTCCGGTATTTGCCTTTGGCTCCGTACACCCACAGGTCGGGCATGCGCTTGGTGGCGTGGGATTCGACGACCTGCGCGTCATCCACGTAGGCGACGCCGTTCAACGAGTCCAAAACCAGCTTCAAAAGGTTGTCGAGATCCGGCCTGCCCCTATGGGACATCCAGAATTCGGCCTCCAACCTGACCGGGCACTGGTATGGTTTCGCCTGCGGGTATTTCAGCCGGAATTCGGCGAACAGGCGTTCCTCCGCCCTGACGGTGCGTTTCGGCGTCATCGCGTGCCCGTTGTAGACGCGGGGACGCCCCTTCGGCACCGGGTCGCCCGGCAGACAAAGAGTGAACTCACTCGGCTGTTCCATCGCCACCCCACTTCAACAGGATTCCCACGAACATGAGCGGCAATACGACCGCCAATGCGAGCGAGCCGGTTATCATCCACTGCGGCGTGCCGACCGGGCTGGGGATGCGACTGTGCGTGCCGGCGAAACCAACCAGCCACCCCTCAGCGAACGTGAGGGCCAGCAGGAGCATGGACTTCTGGCCGTCAGTCAGGCGTTGCTTCGGACGACGCATGCGCCGCTTCTTGCGCAATGCTTCGATGCTCATTCCGCAACCTCCTTGCGCTTGCGTTGGATGGCACGCAGCAGGGTCAGCGACTGGCTGAGGATCATCGACGCCTCGAACGCCAACTGGTTCTCACCCAGCTCGAACAGCGCGTGTTCGAGAGAGCCGGCCGCGTCATGCACGTCACTGGCCACATCGACGGCGTGCTGCCACTGATCGACCGGATGGAACAATCTTTCCTCCACGGTGTCCTTGTCTGGATCGCACGCCGGACAATCGCACTTGCCGGTTTCCGGCTGGCGCGTCTCCTCGTCCAACTCCTTCTCCAACTCAGCCTCCCCTCCCTCAAGCAGCTGCTCCATGAGCTCCTTGAATGACATTTCCTTCGGGATCTCGACGCCGATGGCGTGGATACCGCTAATCTTGTTGTTTGACATCACTTGTTTTCCTTTCAATGTGATTGGTGATGTTGGTGCCGGCGTGAACCTTGGACAGTGCGACGCCGGCACCTCTTTTCTCCCGGTTTCGAATCCGGGAAACCCTTATTCGCCGTAGACCAGCTCCCTGCGGCTTATCGCGCACCGCCGGTCCCGGTAGTCGATGACCTCGCGTGGATCCCACACCAGACGACGGCCGATGCGCTTCGGAGCCGGCGGATACCGGCCGCCCCACTTGTCGTGGCACGACCACACGTAGAGACTGCCCTTCGAGACACCGAGGAAGCTCGCCACCTTGGCGATCGGCCAGCCGTCAAGAGACGATTCGATTTGACTACCGGCCATCACGCACCCGCTTCCAAGTCAAGGGGAGTGCAGCCCAGATACTTCTGGATGAGGTACTGCTGGCCCTTGGGCGTGACCTTCGTCGTGAAGTTCAACGACACATGACCATCCGAATGGGCAATCGATGTTTCCTTGACCTCGAACAACCCCAGTTCCATGCTCTTCTGCGTCGGCATGTTCGGATTCCCGTTGCGCTTCATCAGGAAACCGTCCTCACGTAATTGTTTGAACAACCGGTTCTGGCCGGTCTTCACGCCGTTCTGTTTGAGGATCTTCGCCAATTCGCCGATCAGAATGCTCCTCTTGCTCGTGGCCACCGCGTCCGCGAACAACACCTTCGGCTTCTGCTCGTCCAACTGCTTCCGTTGTTCTTCGATGGTCTTCTGCGCGATGAGCACCGCGCGAGCCATCGTTTCCTCCGGGGTTTCGCCCTGTGGAATGTAACCGCCGGTGCGACGGATCTGGGGCACTACCTCGTCGAATAGCCAATGCTCGAACTCGACCGCGCTGGGGAGCTTGCTGCTGGCGATCAGACGGTACACGTCGCCTTCGGTGATGAATACCATCTGCTGGATTCCACCGGCCGTCTCAAGGGGGTAGCGATTCGCGACACCCTTGCAATGCTTTGCGATTGCGTCACGGGTGTTGCTGTATCCGAGTGCGGTGGCGACGTGCTTCGCGCAGAACAGCACCGTCCCGTTCTCGGCGGTCACCGTGGCGACCGGGTTGCCCCTGAACTCGAAGGGCTGTACATTGGATTCAGTCATTTTGGACCTTCTTTCAATCTGACATTCGCCGCCGCTCCAATCGGCGGCATTTTTTTGTGGCTAGAATCTAGCCATGTGGAAATGGCTGGCGGACAACTGGATGGGATTGACGGCGTTGCTGCTGTCCTTCGACGCGGAACGACGCCTGTACCTCTCGACCGATTGGGGAGTGGATAAGACGGATGGGGACGGGTGGATACTGCGCAACAACGGGTGGCTCACCGAACGAGACATTCGAGTGACGCCGACGGGCGGCGCTATCGTCGAATACCGTGGAGCCTCCAAGCTCAAGCGCCATGAGTCCGGCACCGTCATCGTCGCGATGGTCGAGACCTCGAAATCGAGAGACATCCGCGTATCCTCGCGAAGAATCCTGTTCCGGCATTCCCGGATCCTGTCCCTATAGACCCCGGCCCGACATCCACGGGCTCGAGCCCACGGAGACAGAAGCCAATGTCTTCCTTGTCGCAGACGACGAGTCCCGTGTATTCGACCCAGCATTTGCCGTCATCAAACACGCGAACCGTCATCGGGTGGCCGTCCAACCATCTGACACGATCCATGTCGATGCCGAGAATACGAATCAGCGCACGGGCCCTCTCACGTTCCGCGCCGCCAAGCCGGTAGGTCCTAACCATCACGCCACCGCCTCGGGTTTGAGATCCTTGTCCGGTATTTCGGTCACTTCGGCTATTTCACCTGGCGTGAAGCCGAATGCGCGGTTGAATCCGACAATCATCGTCGGGGAGACGATGTTGGTGTGCATTGCTTTCGACAGCACGCTTTCGCTGACGCCGATAGCGCCGGCGAAAGCCGCATTGGATTTCAGCCCGCTCATGCGCTTGCAGCGCTCGAGGAAATCCGGTTTAAAGGTCATCGCGTAAGCCATCTCAGGCAACCTCCTTTCAGTGGTTTGCATCTCGCAACCTTGGTGTTGCGTTCTGCGAATTATTAAAATGCACAATGCGAAATAAGTCAAGCGAAATGCAAAACATGGCGTGTTGCAAAGAAACAGAAAATGTTGCATAATGCAAAACATGAACATTGAACAGTGGTACCAGGAAACAGTCGGAAACGACAGTCAAAACACCGTGGCCGACAATGCAGGCATCGTCCCATCGTCTCTCTACCGACAACTCCCAGATAAGTTATCCCCGCAAAACGTGGTAAAGATTGCGCGAGCTTACGGTGGATCAGCTATCGACGGTCTTGTCGCGGTGGGTCTTATCGATGACGATGATTTGAGAAAATCAGAATCTTCCGACGCTCTTCGTGATGCCACAGATGAGGAGCTCATTCATGAGCTGGCAATCAGATTGGCAGCAGGAGCAGCAAAGCGGAATCCTCGATGGAATGAGCCTATCGTGATTTCCGATGAGGATATGAACGAAGCTCGTCTACGCAACGAATCAAGCGAGAAGGACTCTGATTCAGATCTTCGGCCTATTTCCGAAGTAGATGACATCCCTACATTGTCCAAAGATAATTTCAAGCAATCAAATAAGAAAACGAAGCATTATTCAAGCATCGGAGAAGAGCTGGCAGAGAAGTTCGCGGCAAACCCCGAAACCTTTGAGGCTGCCGCCAATCATGACCGGAACAAGGAGCTTGAAAGGGAAGGGGGCGAAGGACGATAAACGTCACCTATGACGACCTCCTGAGGGAAGCCTCCAACAGCGGCATTCGGGTGGAGGAATGCCAGCTGCAGCAGGGGTTATGCGGCTTCTACTATGAACCCAAGCACCTCATCGTTATCGATGAGACCATGCTGGATTTCCAGAAACGCTGTACCCTCTGCCATGAGCTCGTGCACGCCCACAACCACGACCAAGGCTGCAGTCCCTACGGGTCGAAAGCCGAACGCCGCGCAAGACTATATACCGCCCTGCGTCTCATCAACCCGCATGAGTACGCGATAGCCGAGCGCATGTACGGTGCGGACTCGTACCTCATCGCATGCGAACTCGATGTGACCGTACAAGTCATAGAAGATTACAAGAACTGGCTGCACGAAAATGTAACCAATTAGAGAAAGAGAATCCGAAAATGGAGAAGAAGAAAACAGACTGGACCGGATTCGGCCCTATGATAATCGCAATAATCGTAGGCTTGTTTATTTGGGGACTGTGCACGAATTGGTGGTCAAACGACAGAGATTCATCGTCTCAGAGCAACTCATCGACAGTGACGGACGGACATGCCCTAGCGGCCTGCAAGAGAAAAGCAAACATCGAAGCCCCGCAGGGATTCGACTACAAGCTCAGCAACGTTGACATCACCAACAACAACGACGGAACGACGACCATCGTTTTCAGCGACGTCCTCGTCAACAACGCTGTGACGCAGACGATCCGCTGTGATGTGGGCGGCACGAACGACAATCCATCGGTACTTTCATTCGGCGCGATAAATTAGGAGACAGGACATGAGTACGGTGAAGAAAATGGCCGCGGTCATGATGTCGGCGTTTTTGCTAGCCTCGTCTGCAGCTTGCGGCGAATTCGCGAAAACGCATGAGCTCAGCAAACAGTCATTCGTTGACGATTACGGGTATTCGGAAGAATACTGGCCTTGGTCGGCGGACGATACGACCGTCGAATGCAAGGACCATAACGCCGTCGTCATGACGATCGACGGAACGACTTACCCGCTCAACGGGATGGCAAAAGATTGGAAATACGCCAACGGCGACCTGAACAACGTATGGAAAGACAATCCCGATGTTGACGGGTTGAAGGTTGATGTCAGCGATTACAACCACATAGCACTCGGTTTCTGCGGCATCGATTCACCGTCGCTACATGATTCGACCAATTAAAAAGAATTGCCCTGCCGGCGTTGCAGCGTCAGCAGGGCTGACTCTATAATCTGTTTTCTTCCGTTTTGGGCTCATTGAGAACAGATTCCGATTGTCTATATATCGATTTCCGGCGTTTTCGATACATAGAAGAGTAATATTCGTATTCCAAACATCGATACAACGCGAAACGAGGTGATAGGAGAGGTGGACTACAAAAGCATCCGGCAGACCATCAACATGTCCCGGTCCACGGAGAAACCCACGGACGCCGCCCAACGCGAATACGAGTCACGGGTCAACGGATGGTCCACGTTCCGTTCCGGAATCACGTTCGACGGACACGAGATGTTCGCCGTATGCTTCAGGGAACTCGGCACGGCCCTCGACACCGTGAGGGAACTCGAAGGAAGCGTCGAATCATTGTGGAACGACCTGCCGAACATCGCCAAACGGGCCTACCTGTTCGACCTCATCGGAGCCGAGGTGCAAAGCACCAACACCATCGAAGGCGTGCACACCACACGCAAGGAGATAGCCGACGCACTGGAATCGGCCGCGGGCGAGGGCCCCCACAAACGGCTGACCGAATTCGCGAAACTGTTCCTCGGACTGTCCGGAGAGGACGGCGAACAGCTCGAACTGCCCCACGAGCTCAAGGACATCAGGAACATCTACGACCAGGTCACCGACGGCGAGATAGCCGACAAGGACAAACCGGACGGCATACTGTTCCGAAAGGGAACGGTCTCCGTGTGGGACGACGGCAACGGGCGCAAACTCCACGACGGCGCATACCCCGAATCGGAGATCCAGGTGCAACTCACCAAATGGATAACCCTGCTCACCGACTCGAACATACCGCCGGTGCTCCGGGCCGTGATGTGCCACTACGCCTTCGAATACGTCCACCCGTTCTACGACGGCAACGGAAGGACGGGGCGATTCCTGCTGGCATTGCAGCTGAGCAAGCATCTGAGCGTGCCCACCGCGATATCGCTCAGCCCCGTCATAGCCGACGCCAAAGGTCAGTACTACAAGGCGTTCGACGACGCCCAGTTCCCGTTGAACTGCTCCGACGTGTCCCTGTTCTGCTACCGGATGGTGAAGTTCATCATCACCGCGCAGAAAAACATCATCTCCGATCTGGGGAACAAATGGGGCTCCCTGAAGGCCGCCTACGACAAGCTCAACGACTACGCCGAACAGAAACGCCTGTCCGGCGACCAGAAGGACATCCTGTTCTACCTGCTTCAGATTGAACTGTTCGACAACAACCCGCAACCGGCATCTCGCAAGGAACTGTGCTCGTTTCTCGAAGCCGGGAACACCAGGCTCATGAGCTCCATCAACGCGCTCCTCGGCCTCGGCCTCCTGCAGGAACACGGCAAACGGCCGATACGGTATTCATTGTCAGAAACGGCCCACAGGCAATTCCTGCAATAGAAAAAAGAATCGCCCTGTTGATCTTGACCATCAACAGGGCGGGTGAAACATCGACCAGCTTGCTTATCAGAAAGGAGGACGCTTCGTCTTTTATCCTACACGGGGCGAAGCATACCCGAAATGGCTAACGTCACCAGATGAAATCAAAAACAGACGTCTCCTCTTGATAAAGGAACTAGTCGTAATACCTCTCGCATACGGAATATGAAACAGCTTGATTCCAACGAAAGTGGTGGTGCCGAAACACGGCGTTTCGCATGATAAAGGACGGTGGAAGCCAGTGATTGCAACGATTCAGCGATGGTGCCAACACTAATGCTGTATACTCATCATTAGATTCACTTAGATTTGATAAAGAAACGAGGCGGAAATGAGTGAACGCGAATCAGGGGAGACCGCTCGATACAGCGGAATCCTGCATCTCGGCGACGACATAGAAATACCCTGCGGCGTCATGGATGACGGCACCAGGCTCCTCTCGGAGAGAGCCGTGACCAAAGCCCTAGGCGGCAAGCGAGGAGGCTCCCACTGGCTGCGCCAGAAAGAAGGTAGCCAACTGCCCGTCTACGCCTCGGCCAACAACCTGCAACCCTACATCTCCGCGTCCTTGGGAATAAAACTGGTGTCCCACCGACTGTGGAGAGCCAAAGGGACGGGCGGCTTCGGAGCCTACGGAATAGACGCCACGGCGCTGCCGGAGATTTGCGAAGTGTACCTCAACGCGCGAAAGGCGGGAGCCCTCACGGCATCGCAGCAGCACATAGCCGAACAGGCTGAAATACTGATGATCGCCCTGGCCAAAGTCGGTGTCGTGGCCCTCGTGGACGAAGCCACCGGCTATCAGACGGTAAGGCAGCGCGACGAGCTTCAAAGGCTCCTCAGCAAGTACATAGCGGAGGAGCTGCAACCGTGGGCGAAACGATTCCCGGACGAGTTCTACACGCAGATGTTCCGCCTACGCGGATGGGATTACGGCAGCCTAGGCGCAGGAGGTAAGAAACCGCGTATCGTAGGCAAGCTCACGAACGAAATAGTGTACGAACGGTTGCCCAAGGGCGTTCTGGAGGAATTGAAGCGGAAGAATCCGCCAACCGTCGAAGGTCGAAGAAAATACAAGCATCACCAATTTCTCACGGAGGATATCGGAGACGAGCATCTGGAACGTCAAATCAGCGCCGATATCACACTAATGCGCGCATCCGGCAGCTGGGCCGAGTTCGAGCGTCTGCTTGACCGAGCCTATCCCAGATTCGGAGCGGTGCAGGGAGAACTGGATATAAAAGACTAAATTAATTGCCCTTCATGCTGCTGGAACAGCATGAAGGGCGGTGAAGCAAAATTATCAGTTTGTTCGAGATTGATAGCCGCTTCGCGCTCCAGTCTAGCAGCGAAGCGGGGAATGGAGCATACCCATGGCGAACGTCACCAGATACAAGACCAGTAAGGGTGAAACCAGATACCGTGTGAGGTACCGCAAGCCGGACGGCACGCAGACCGATAAACGAGGCTTCCGCCGCAAGATAGATGCGGAGAACTGGGCGGCGGAGCACGTCACCATCGCCAAAGCAACCAACAGCTACGTGGATCCGGAAGGCGGCAAACGACGCGTCGGAGACCTCTACGAGCAGTGGCTGAAGGAGAAATGGCCGTTTTGGAAGGAGACCACACGGGTCAACGCCACGGAAGCATGGCGGCTCTACTGCGAGGAGCGTTGGGCCGATCGTCGGATCGGCACCGTCACCCGCGCCGAAGTCCAGGCATGGATCAGCGACGTCATCGAGAACTCGGGTGCTCCCTCCGTGAGCCGTCCATACCAGACCATGCTCGGCATCTGCCGCATGGCCGTGCGGGACAGGCTCATACTCGACAACCCCTGCGAGAACGTCGAACTGCCCAAACTGCCGAGGCGCAAGAGCCGTCGCGTGTACCTGACCATACCCCGTCTGCTCGCATTCGCCGACGAATGCTCCAAAGGCAAGCATCTGGGGGAGGAACGGCGGGCGCTCGTGCTGACATTGGGGTTCTGCGGATTACGCTGGGGCGAGGCGGCGGCGTTGAAGGCCCGCGACCTGGACTTCGACCGGGGAGTGCTGCACGTGGGCGGCAACCTCGTATATGTCGGGGCACGATGGGTCGAGGGGTCACCGAAGAACAGCGAGGAACGCGACGTGCCCATGCCTCTCATCGTCATGGAAGCGCTGAAACCGATATGCGGGGAACGCGAACCGGACGAAAGGGTGTTCCGTGATCTGCGGGGCGGCCCGATCATGAAGCAGAGCACGGCGAAGACGACCGGCTGGGGGGATCACACGCCGGTGCGCCCCGGCTGGCCCGATCAGACGGGC